TGGGCGTGTTTGAGGGCAACTTCTTGCCGAGGCCCGATGTTGTATCGTCGGTCTTCTGCTTCTTCTAAGTTCACAGCGTCTAATCTGTTCGTTAAAAAGATAAAGTTTGTATAGCTCGGTACTTCGTGTTGATTAGATCGCATACCCCGAATGGTTTGCGTAGGCTCAGTGATTTGGTTTTTAAGCTTGTCAGCAATTTTTAATGCGCCTTGAGATGCCGATCCCATGTGAAACTCGTCTACCACTAAAAACAAAGCGGTACGCATGTAGTGATTGAATTGTTCTTCTATGTTTTGTAGAGCCTTCATTGGAACGTGTGCGTTACCAAACAAAGGCCTAAGGATTCTGCTGTAGAACAAACCTTTGCCGGTTCCTTGAACGCCGGTTAGCACCCAAGACACACCTGTTTTTTGTTTTGTTTGAAAGATGTATGCAAGCCAGTTGATCATCCGCTCAAACTCTTCGTCGCCATTACCAAGCATGTGATGCATGATTTTGTAGATGGTTGGGCAACATTCTTGCAACTGAATACCTTCACCGACTGATAGAGGTTTGTCGGGGCCGGTAGCGTTCAACATTAAATCAGTTTGGCGGTACATGTTGATGCTGTACGGCATGTTGACGAGTTGCACGGTGTCTTTAGTTTGAGTGGGGTCAAAGACTACCTTTGCTTCTGGGACAAAATCTGGTGCAGGGCGACCGTGACTTAACATGAACCCTTCGATACTTGCCTTGTTTAAGGGAGTTAATGGAAAGTCGCTGTCGAATTGATTAGCGTTTGGATCAAACAAACCAGCATAAAAAACGTCAGTGTAGAAATCTCTTATTGCAATTGGTCTACGGGCCTGACCTTTTTCAGTTATTGTTTCTTCATAGATTTCAAAGATGCTAAGAAAGAAATCTGGGTCAGCTTTTTCAATTTCAAAGATTGGTTCATCTTTGAAGTTGTACATGTATGTTGGCGAAGTGAGATTAAAGTAGTAAGCATTACTGTCGCCGCCGTTGATGTTGCATCGAATAAAAGGCGAAGCACTGTCATCAGATACAGCGATCAAGACTTTATCTGGGTTGGTAAGAATAGACTCCATTCGGTAGTTAACTTGGGCGGTTTGAAGCTTTTCTTGTTTTTGTGACATACCGGCGTCACTACGCAGTTGGTTCTTCTTCTTTTTGCTTACAGTGAAATAAGTCTCCCGACTAATGCCACTCATCAAAGGTGCAAGGTCTAAGGTCTCCTGTTCTTTTATTACTAAGGCAGTTCGGTCTTCGTCATCAGAAAACGGATTTAGCGGAGCGCCGTCCGTGAATGTTGGCGGAGCAATGAATATCAGCTTGCTGTTGTCAGCAACGCTAGTATCCAGGGCATACTTGAGTGACTGACCGTTGACTGACAAATCAATTTGGCTTTCAAACAGTTCGCTGGTGTGATTGGTGTGTTGTAGCCACAGCTTGATAGTTGCTGGTGGCATAGGGACAGATAACATAAAGAACAGGTGCATTGAGTACGTGGGCTTCATACCAAATGATGAAGATGCTTGAGCGATGAAACTTACGTTATGTAACTCAGGCGGAAGCTCAGAAATAATAATGTTTGCGATGTGCTCAACATGCAGCTTGGTCAAAGCAGCAGCGCCAAAGGGCATTTGGGGTAGCGTTAAGTTATCTATATCTAAAACAAGCAAGTCGCTGTAAGCAGTGCGATTTGATTGGCCTTTGCGCGATTCGTTTTTTAGTGGTTTTTTTAGGCCACCTTTGATTAAGCAGTGACCTGATGCTGCGTGAACCTTTAAAGTATCAAACAGCTCGTTTATGGTGGTTACTTCTGTGTGATGACTGTCAACTTCAGTGACAAGTGGATAAGGTCTCGATCTGGTTGCTGTGAAAGTTTTTGCTAGAGGCAGGCCGTTACACGCAGCTAGAAAGCTCAACTGCATATTTTACTCCTTCGTTACGCAGTTAGAAATAGTATCGTTAGTACTAGAGCCGGTCAATTTTTTTTCTTTCGGGGCGTTCTATTTTTACCTCCTTTGGTGCGTCGAACAGTATACGGACTTGATTGCGGTCAATTCGTTTTATGGTCAGCACGATAGTTTGATCTTCAAGAGATATTTCTACTTGTTCGCCAATCTTTCGTGTCAGGACTAGAGAAGTCATTTTGAATAACATGTATCCCATCCACCTTCAGCATCTAAAGGTAGATTCGGTGCCCATGAAGGGGCGGTGCGCATGATGGAGAGCATGGTATCCATTCGTTCCTCTGGCTTGTTATCGTCTCCGATTGCAATGATCTCATCATGGACTGTTAAAACAACCTCAAATTCTGGTAACTGTTGTATAGCGAGCATTTGTTCGCAGATCACAATCCGAGCTAAAGCTTGAACTATGTTTTCAGTGATCTTTCCACCGTAAGTGAACTCTGTTTTGCTATTAACTTTATAGGACAGCTTACCGTTTTCTAAAAGTTCAAGACCGTGGTAACGAAGCCCTAAACCATTAGGCATCATGATTGCTGAAGGCGCTGCCTGCAGACACTTGTACTGGTAGGCAAATCTTTCACCGTTACAAAGGGTTAAAGCTTGCCTCAATATACGCTCGGACTGTTCCCAGAGCGCTGGTATACCAGCGTAGTTGGCGCGATATGCGTTAACAGCTTCAAGGCACTCTTCAAATGGCAGATCAATCTTTGCTGCTTTTAAGGTAGCCATGAATTTTTGAGCGCCCATGCCGTAGCCAAGGCCTAAGATTGCAGTCTTGCCGACAAACCGTTCGACTTCATTAGCCTTGGTGATAGGGCGGTTGTAAAGATCGCTAGCAAATGCTGAGTAAACATCTGCTCCGTAGTAATACATTTCCAATAGATTGTCTTGGTCTGCAAGCCAAGCAAGCATCCGAGATTCGATGTTTGAAAGGTCAGCCACGTACATAAGCTTGCCTTCGGGCGCTTCCAGTACGCGTCTTAGCTCGCTGCCGCGAGGTAGGTTTTGCAGGTTTATTTTTTCGGTGCCCCCAAATCGGCCAGTGTGGGCCGCGTAATAACGTAGCGGGGCGGGGATGCAGCCTTCAGCGTTTGTGCTGTCGATGAAGCGTTGGGCGCGAGTCTCATTGAGACGACTCTTTACTGCTTCACGACCGGCGAACACATGGGCGAACTCAGGGTTCTTTTGTGTCCATTGCCGAAAGGCTGCATCGTTTTTACCGAAGGCAGGGATTTTTTTGCCAGTAGTGGGGCTCGTCTTGGTAGGTACTGTGAGGCCCTGCTCTTCGGCCCATGCTGCGAATTTTTGGTTACTTGCCAAGGTGCTACGGTCTAGGCCCGATTGTTCGATGGCGGTGGTGCTTGCTTGAACTGCTGCGTCCAAGAACGACTGTGTCTTTTCTATGTTCACGACGATCTTTGGTTCGCAAAACATACGCGTAGTGAGATCAATTACCTCCATCTCAATATCAGGGTATTTGACCCTGAGTTCGTGATAGATGGCGTAGGTAAGATCGACATCTTGAATGCAGTAGCCTGCGAGTGAGTCTTCGATGTCTGGTGGTAAGTCGTATATGCCTTTGGCATTGACTAACTCTTCGCCTTTACGCATGGACTCATCATTAGGAAAGCATCGTACAGCCACATCTTTTAGACGGGCTGATTGCCCAGGCCAACGGCCACGAGCCATTGCTGCGGTGTCCATGTAGTACATTGGTTTATGGTTGTACAGTTGGGTAAGCAGATAGCCGTCAAATGGTGTGTTGTGGCACACCAGCATGGCTTCTTCCCAATTGATGTCGTCGAGTGCTGCTTCTGTTTCGTCTTCACCAAACCATTCAGTTGGCTCGTCGTTTACCTTGATCCCTACACCCCACACTTTGAACATAGGGTGCTTGATGTACTCCATTACGGACATCTTGGTGAGCGAGACTTTAGGGTCGTAGTAGGTTTCAAAGTCGAGTGTTACGAGCATTCGTCTTTAGCCCCTACATGTTCTAGAGGCCAGATCGCGGCGCTCAGTCTTGCTGCTGCTTCTTCTAAAATCGTTGCTGTTTCGGAATTCTCATCGATTATTCTGTAGGCAGATGCCATTTGATTAAGGGTTTCCGCTAACTTTTCGGTAGTCATGTCTTTATATTTTTTCAATGGAAACTCCTACCACCGTCGCGGACAGGTTCGTGAGTGTCTGCATTGAAGTATTGAGCGCGTAATGCAGCTTCAACCAGTATTTCTGGTGTGCGTTTGTCCAGAGGCTGTGTTGCTATAAACCACCCAGCAATGTCGGTGAGTTCCCCAATTAATTCTTGGGCGGTTAGGTCTTCGACGTTTTTCAAAATAGATCCTTAGCATCCTGCTCTTGTCTATGGGCATAGATCGATGCTTCCATTTGCTGGAAGTTACGAACTAACTCTTGATGCAGTTCTGGTCGGCGGCTTTTGAGCCACACATGCGTGAACTGCAGTAACTCATGCGAATTAATATCGCGGTCTAAGTGCGGTTTGATCTCATCACTTAGCTCTAAGTATTCGTCTTTGTTCAAAATAGTACTCCTAGTACTTGATTTACTCAAAAGAGATCGTGGCTTACTGGCAGTTCTACATCGTGATCGCAGCAGTCGCTGGTCACTTCATAGAAGCGTTCGTATGTTATGCCACCCCAGAACTCTACTTTTTCTTCGTAGCTGTCGATTACGGGGTCGCATTCCTGTGAACAGTTAGTGCAGGTTGGATGTTCTGGGTACATTAGTATTCACCTAAAAGGTCGCGATCTGCGTTGTAAGCACTGTAATCACCTGAGGGGTCGGGATCATTGTGTACAAACTCTAATTCAGTTGACCATTCGTTGCCGTTGTCCCAAGTTATATTGAGAATGTCGCGTCTTACATTCCAATGGCTTACGTCGTCCCAACAATAGCCATGAGGAAGATATATTCTCCCGTAAACTATGTCTGAGGATGCTTGTTGTTCTATATATATTTCTTCAGATTCTTGGTCGTTAACGTATTCGTCGTCAAGGTGGGGGTCTTCGTAAACTTCTGGCTCAAAAGTGTGGCCGCATTCTGGGCACTCGCCAATCGTTGTGCATTCAATATAGTTGCGGCCCATGTCATAGCCACACTCTTCACAAGGATTAACGGATGGTGTTTCTGCTGTTACTGCTCCACCCACATCCACCTCCTATAAGGAAACTTTTTGACTTTAACGAACGACAGTTTTTCGTGTCGCATGGTGCGTTTCATAACGAACAGCACGACTGATACAACTAAGCCACCAAGTAGCGCAGCCATCATGCCGCTGAACGTGCCAGCGAAAACGATGATCAAAAAGAATGTGATGAGCACATCGAACAAGATGTCGTAGGTGATTACTTTGCGCACACCAAACTTGAATAATAAGAACAACATGCCTGCGGCAGCGATTAGTCCAGCTAAGATCATTGGTCTTTGTCCTCTTCTTCTTTAGTTTGTTGATTGGCTAGAGTCTTCAGGTGGTTCTGGATCTCCAGAGCTATCTCCATGAACGTGTCCAGTTCTTCGCCTTCCAGTATCAGTTTCATCTCTAGCTGTTTCATGTTCGTTGTCTCTTAGAAATTGGCGGATTGTTAGGTAGGTCAGTACGAATTGAATTATTTTTTGGATCATGCTGCTTCAGCGTGTTGTTGGACTTTGGGCCAGTTGGCGGCGAACCTACCGGCTCCATCGTGGGGGTTATAGCTTTCCATGAACATCGCGAGGACTGTCACAGCCGTAGGAATGTCGAAGTCGTTGAGCGCTTCATAGATAGGCCCACCGAAATCGCCAAGACACGGGGTGGTTGCATCTGTCATGTGGGGATGCAATACCTCACGGCCTTCAAAACCTCTGTATCGTGTAGATCCAGCCGCCGCACGGAAAGTTACACGAGAGGTGTTATAAAACCTGTTGATATGAAAATCAGCAATGATGCGTGGTATGCGAATGGCTGGATATTCGTCGACGGTGTCGGTGCTTAGTGCAATAGCAGGTGAGAATGTTGCAGATACTTTGAATTTATTTTTGGCGTATTTATGCTGTCGAAGTTTTAACGAGCCCTTTTTATAGAGGCTATTAAGTCGAAGCTCGTGCTCCCAATCGTTCACTTTGAAAACATCAACGTGGTTAGATTTGTTGGCAATGTTTGCGCGTTTGAATTTTAGCCGTCGTAAGTTTTCTGTTATTGCGTTATATCTTCCAAAATATTCGTCAACATGATTTCGGAAGCGGCGAGCTTCGGCCCGTAGTTCGCGAACTAAGTAATTACGTTCTTTCCGTAAGTGCTCTGCAATCTTTTTGTCAGGGCATATTTTTAAGTAGTCCCAGTAAGTAGGCGATACGCACGTAGCTGCGTCTAGCTGCCGTTGAGCGCGATGACGTCTGATTTTGGCGTTTCGGTATTTATTACGGTGCAATTCGGCGGTGTTGGCACAATCAGCTATTTCGATATCGAGCCTATCTAACTCGGCTTCGCTCATATTGATTTCAATTGATTTTGTTAAGGCGTACATTTTAGTGTTCTCTCCATCCGAATGGGTCGCTGAGTAGGTCACGGTCATCTTCGTAAGGGTCGTAGTAGTAACCGATGTTTTGCTGACCTTGTTGCGCCGTTACTTTGTAAGGTGGCGTTTGGCCCAGCGATGGTGCGTTCCAAGATTTGCTATAAACTTTAGGCGCACTTTTCTTGACGTTCTTTTTGATCAGCTTGTCGAGACGAGATTTAATTGATTTGTCCATCGGAGTTGGTTGGACACAGTTTTGTACGCATTGGTGTATGCAATTGTTCTGAACGTCGTACACATCTACTTTGGAAGCGCCGCGCTTGTTGTAGATGCCACGGATGAATTGTTTGCATCCGTTTTCTAAGAACTCTTCGATTTGTATTTCGTCTTGGCTCGACGGGCTAACGCCCATGTTTACGTGGGAATGACCCCAGTAAAATAGTTTCTCTGACTCTTTGTTGTTTTCTTCTAGCTCGATGACTAGATTGCACAACGTATCGGCTGTGATGTCTGTCTCAGTACCGTTGACGGTTTGTTCTGGAACATAGATGTCAGTGATTAAGTAGTTGCCATCGTCAAGTGTTTCTACAAGACCAAGCCAACCCACTTCAGTTTCGACAGCGTTTACGAGGTAGGCAATCATGTCCCAAGCTTCTTGTGTGTAGTACACAGATGGCGGATCTGGGAGGCCCCAGTCATATAAAAGGTCAGTGGTTGCTGTCATTGACGTACTAGACAGGTCTGCCTGTTTAGGCGCTTGCCATGTCGTCTTGTTCATATTGCCTCCTTAGTGCTCATGAGCATTGGTTTGAAGAAAACGTCGAGTTGTGCGGTGGCACATCCGTCGTTGAGTAGAAAATTCATGAACTCCCACACCGCCATGTTTGCGATAAGCGCAGCGGTAGGGCCAACAGAGATACTGGTGCCGCACGGTGACACTTCGGCATCGTCATCACTGATAAGTGAGTCGAACCAAGCAGCACGTTGCTGTCTGTTTTGGGGAGAGAAGTGAGATATGTTGCCGTGAGTAGCACCCATGCGGGTCTCAAACACTTGCAACAACATGCTGTCGCCACTGGTTGATTGGGCTTCGATGATCTGTCTACGTGAGGCCATGCTGTCAGTAAGCAGAAACAAGAAGCCGTCGAATTGTCGCTGATCGATGCGTTCGTTTATGAAGCGCATGTTTTGGATCAAGTCGGCAGACACACCAAGTTTCTTTTGTGCAAGATCTTTGAGTGCGTTTACTTTGTGCATACCTATGTGCTCGTGCAGATAGGCTTGGTTAGCGAGGTTGTGTGGCTCAACGATGTCGTAGTCATACACATTGATGTTGGTAAGGCCCAACTCAATGAGTGACATGAACACACGCGAACCAGTCGCACCGGCACCTACGATATGGATCGGGAAATCCTTGTAGTCGTAAGCACGGAAGATCGAATCGTGTCTGATGGTCGATAGCATAGTTAGTCCTCAGTGTTTGATTTGAACGGTGGTTTCACCTTCAAGAATCGAAACTTGGATGTCTTCGTTACGGGTGTGGTTTACTGGGTGGTATGGGTCATCAACAAGTTCGACGGCCATGCCATACAGTATATTTGCCAGCAAGATTTTTTCTTTTTGCTTTGTAGCGGGATCTCTAAAATGAACGCATATGGCCTCTTCCTTTTCCGCAAAAGCCTTTGCGACATCAACAAGAAGATCGGCCATACCTCCAACGGTTATGTTCTTGATTGCTTTCATGCCTGAGGCTTGTTCTTCTTCGGTCATAGACGCTCCTTTGAATTTGAATAACCCGCCTTCGACCGCACGGACGGGAACGTGTGGCGTGCGCTTACCTATATGCGTAGGTAAGCTCTGGTCTAATTAGGGGCGGGGTAGGACAGTCGCGGTATTGCCGACTCCGAGCGTGCGGTTAAGGCCCACCATTACTGATGGGCCATACCCCTAAACGGTTGCGGTCGGCTAGTTGCCTTTGGCACCAATTGAATAGATGACGCGGTCGCCGTCTACCAAGGTGCCGTCGCGATCAACGGTGGCAGAGCCAACTTTGATCTGCCCAGCAGAGTTAGGCTCGATGCCAGCAGCGTCCAACGCATCGCCAACAGTAGAGCCAGCGGCAAGGCCAACCTCTGTGACTGCGCCTGGAACGCATACAACTTTTACAAATATCTCGGACATGGGTGATACCTCCTGTATCTAGTGGCGGGTTTAGGGTTCTAGAACTTAGTGCCACGGTCTAAGGTCTAGGGTTCTTTGTTAGCCATACATAAAACAGATAAATACTCTGTCACCGTCGTAAACTAACTGATCGAAGTCGTTACTTTTGCCGTTTTTTGTGAGAACTGAAGATCGATAGCGAAGTAGTTTTGAATTAATTAGATTGGCTTTAAGACATAGGTCTAAAACAGAAGTTGGCGAATCGAATTCGACTTCTATGAAAGCGCCTGGGATGCGCCCTATTAATGCTTTCATCTGTCCTCCGGTCTAAGGTCTAGGGGTTAGCGCTCATGACACTGTCTGCATCAGCACATACGCCAGAGATAAAGCGGATGCAGTACCAAGCACACTGGCTACATAGTGGTAGCTGAATGAGTTACGGGGTAAATCAACCCGTGGTGCAGGTTGTTGTGGTTTAACAACAGGGCGTTCGATTGCTTTCTTCGGTGTTGGGGCGCGCGGCGGCATGATGCTTTTAGTTGGCTTTTGGCTCTTGAGCCATTTTTGATGCATAGCGCGATTGTGTTTTCTGACAGCCGTGAACTCTGCGTGGGTAGAAATCCTGTACAGGTCACGCTCTATTTGTGTGAAGTAACCTTTACTGGTGCAACTTGAACTGATCCAGTTGCGTAGTTGTGCAAGATTCTTTGGCTTTGACACATCACTAGCCGGTATCAGTTTGTTTATCTGACGCAAGGAGGCCCTGCCCCCCAGTGCGTCTAAGATTCCATACAACTTAGCGGCCCTACTGGTCTGTCGAGGCGGCTGTGGTGCGATTGATTGCATAGTTCTGAGTATTGGCAATGCCATACTAGCTACTCCTGTTTTGTGAAAGTTTTGGGTGGTGCCCCGTTTGCGACCACAGGTGGGGCAAGCCTGCGGAACGACTGACTAAGTCGTCCTCTGAACTGAGTAAAAGCAATTGGCTAAGTACTTTTGTCCAATATTTCCTTGCCCAGTTACTAAGGTCTTTGCGGTATAAGATTCGATTCACAGCGTTGATGTTCATTCCGTTCTCCAGACCCAGTATTCGTCGTCGATTAAGCGGCGTGCGCCTTTATATCCACGGCGTTCTAGTGCTCTGATTAACCCTTCGGTTTCTGCTCGGCCACCTGTCTTTACCTTGTCGTCAAGCTCCATTTCTTCGGCAAGCTTTCTGTAATCAGGTCGCTCTTTTGAATACATACGGCGAGGTAAGCCGTCGCTTTTTTCGATCTCCATTTACTGCTCACTTAAAATTTAAGGGGTGGGGGTAAGCTGTACAGTTAGTCAGCCGTTTGATTTCTATACGTGGCACATCGAGTGCTGCTGCAATGTCAGTAAGGGAATGTCCTGCGTCATGCATCTCCCACACTTGGACTAAGCTCTCCAGTTGGAACTTGTGATCCATTCGCTTTAGCTTCTCCAGTACATAAGCCTTCTTGGCTTTTTGTTGTTTACGGATTGCTACGATCAGGGTCATGGTTAGCACGCCGTTATTTGAATGAGGGTCGTGCCATTGCTTTTCGCATAGGCGGTAACTGTTTCGACGGCTTCTTCCCAAGAAGTAGCACCATCTGCAAAGAAACCGTCTAGGTATTCATTGTCGAATACGCACTCGGCGTTGCTGTCTTCATGCCATTCGCCATAGCAATCGACTGCTTGTTCGTTTCTTACAATTGTTTGTTTGTCCATTAGGCGACCTCGTTAGGTAGTTGCATGTCTTCTGCTAGAAGAAATGCGTACTCCGGTTGACGGGTGACGTTCACGCACATCATTGTCTCTGCGGTGGCACTGTTCAGTTCAAACGTGAATGCGAGGGTGTCGCCTTCTTGCGCTTGAGCTTTCAGCACAGGTGCAGGGATGTTGTAGCGCTTGTCTTTGCGCCCACCTTTACCAGCTACTACGTTGAACCGGATGGTGGAGCGGGTGCCGTCAGTGAATACAAGGGGTATCTCTCGTTTGTCACCGGCTTGCATCTCGTCAAAATTGACACCGAAGCATCGAGCTAAGGCAGCAAGTTCTTTGAAACAATCGGGGCAACCCTTCTTGATCATGGTTTTGGTCAGCGTTTTGCTGACGGGGGGAATGACTCTGTCCATTAGTTATCCTTCTACGAAATGTAGGTCGAATGAGTAGTAGGGCTCGGTGTGGCCCCAAGGCCCACGAACCTCCATAGATGTACCGATAGCCCACTCATGTGGGCCTGCTTCAAACATCACGCACCACGCTTCGCATCCTGTTACCTGCTTCGTTTGCTCTGGTGGCATCAAAGAAATCTCGATGTCCGTGTCGTAGTCACTGAAGTCAGGGCACTCTCTGACTGCCTTAACCAGTGCTGTATGGAAACCTTTGGCGGCTTCTTCTACGGTGGTGTAAGCACTGCCGTCGTAGTCGATATCGAATACGTCTTGTACTTCGTCGAAGGCTTTGTCTCGGCTCCAGACTAGTTGTTGAACTGTGATCATTTGTCCTCCTGGACTTGGGCACGCCATAAGGCGGGAACCGAAAGGAGATAGCCGAAGCTATCTCCTCTGGTTGGTTGGTTAGGCTGCTGCGCGTTCACGCATTGCCTTGAGTGCAGCTACTGGATCAGGACGCGACAGCTTCTCTGCAATCTCGTCCATGTGTACTTCTGCGTCGGCGTAGCTACCGCACATGCGCTCAGTTACCCACTCGTCGTCGACAAGCTCGGACGGGTTGAAGTAGAAGAGTTCAAAGTCAAAGCCTTCGTAGCACTGCAGCATGTTGGTGACGACCAAGTACAATTGGTTGAAGTCAGAGTCGACAACGTCGCGGACATGATCTAGCTCACACGAGACACCCACCAACTCGCGGGTGTACTCAGTGGGGTCGCAGCCGTAGATCTCGTCGGGAAGGTTGATGCTGTTGTGCAACTTGCGTGCGTTCCAGCAAACCTTATCCATCAGGTCTTGAACGTAGCCAAGGATCTGAATAGGTATGAACGCTGGGTTCTCTTCAAGAGATGCGGCAAAAGCTTGGAACAAGCGGTCATCGATGCCGCCATCGAGAGACGAGATATACTTAGCCACATGGACTTTCTTACCGGATCGCTCTGTCATTGCTTGAGCGGCTGAAGGGATAAATGTGTATTGATCAATGGTCATAGTGTGTACTCCTGTACAAAATTATTAAGAGCGTCATGCTCAAAAATGTTCTTGAACGTGGGGCGCGTTAGCGACCTACGCTCTCGCTTTCTTCGATAGTATCTAAGCTACTAGTACCGTTCATACTAATACTTTGTAGCAAAAGACTGAGGTCAACGTCAAGAGAATCTGTGTATGGATTGTGGTCATTCACCAAATCCCAGCGCTCTTGATGCAGGTTTAGGGGTTGCGATGCATAGTCATAGGTCATAGGTCAGTCTCCAAAGGTCTAAGGTCTAGGGTCTACGGTTGGTTAGCCAGAGGGCCAACCCACCGATCAGAAAGACGAAAATTGCTATGTAAAAGCTTGCCGTATACATGCCCATTACAATTGGGAATAAGAGCAAAGCTAGTACTGTGGATACTAAAAATTCAAGGAAGAATTTCATAAGTCACCGAGCGTAAGTGGTGTAGTCGACAGCGGCAGAAAGCGCAGTGCTGTCGTCGATTGAGTCAATGGCATCTTCGATGTCCATGATTGCGAAAGTCAGAACAACAGCAGCTACATCGAAGGCAGCTTCGCGGGGGTTCTGTTTCACGTAATCAATGAAGCGTCGGCCAAGGGTTTTAGCTTCTTGCACGGCAGGGCCAGATTTAGATTTGATATCGTCAAAGTTCATTACGCAGCCTCTTGTTGGTTGTGGTCAAAGGACATTTCGGTCTGGGACAGAGGGTGATTGAGTCTGGTCATTCCTTTACGGACAATTGTCCAAAGTTCAGGGTCTATGTGCCCCATGCACAGGACAGCAGAGATAAACGTACAGAGATGTTTGTTGGGCACTCGCTTATGAAAGCGCCAGACAGTGCCGCAGTCTTCTTGAGCGTAGACTGTTCGATCTGGTTGAGGTACGCCGGTACTACCAAGTCCTTCGTCTTGGAGTATGTTAGGGCGGACATCTTCGATTGTGATTCGATGGGTCATCGTTGTTCCTTTAAGTTGTAAAAAGCACAGTTGTTAATGACCATTTGGACTGTTAAGGCCAAATGTGTGTCAAGTTTTGGGGTGTGTGCCAAGTTTTGGGGGGGTGTGTGCCAAAATGTGTGCCACTTTAAGTGGTTGATATTTATGACAAAAGCCAATGTGTGCCATGTGTGCCATGTTTTTTAGGGTTAGTAAAAAATCAATTGTTTTTTAATAAAGTATGTTTCTAGTTTTTAAGGGGTTGTTTTTCTTGGCACACATGGCACACATGTGTGAAAAACTAGAGAATACGTATGTAAATCAGGAGCTTAAGTGTGTGTCAAAACTCAGGTATGTTTTTGGCACACAGGTCAGAAAAAGTGACACACATGACACACACCCTATCGGGCGGCGCGGCGTCGCTTGATCTTGGAGATGTGGCGTTTAGTGCGTCGTATTTCAAACTGCATCGGTTCTAAGGTGTCCCAGAACACGGTGAGCAGTAGAGCGGAGGTGAGGAACAGTAGTCCAAGGACTATAGCTCCGTGTTTTAGGGCGAAAGCGCCTATGATGGACAGGGCTATTACGCAGGTCAGTTGGATAGAGATGTAAAGCGCCTCTACAATGTAGATCCCTATTAGGCGTAAGTACTGTTGGGTAAGCATTAGTGTCTCCTTATACGATGTTGTCGATGGCCCACTCAGCCATGTCATAGCCGACGTAGGCAGCGCCGATGTTGATTGCCCAGCCTGCTGCGTAGAGCTTGGGTTGCTCAGTCGCAACTCGTCGTTCTATTTCAGCTTGGATCAGTGCTAAAGCACCCGCCTTCTTCAAACTCCATTTCATATCTAAGGTCACTCGTCTAAGGCCTAAGAGTTCGTTGGTAGTTAGGTTCTTGAGGTTTTGCATAGCGTTCTTGATGTTCATGATGTGCTCCATTTGATTACACAAATGTCAATGACCGGCTAACGCGTAGCGGGAGACGGGGTTACTGAGACAAGGTTCCAAGGTCGGAAAACAAAACAAGGTTCCAATATCGGGAATCGGGGGAAGGGGGCGACCGTAGGGCGCGGGGGGAGATAGTGTCTCAGCGATTCTCGAAACATTTTTCAAATTTTTTTTCTAAAAAATTCAGCCTAGTACTAAGGCTACTTATCGGTAGACTAAAGCGTTCCCCCGCAACACTTTGTGTCTATGGCTTCTGGAACCCAACTTCTTACGTGCGTCATCTGTAAAAAAGACAAACGGCCAAAAGACTTTTCAAAAACAGACGGTGGCAAATACCTGAAGAAGCGCTGCCGCGACTGCGTCCAAGACAATAATCGGCGCGTATATAGCGGCACGTATCAACAATATCTAATGCGCCTGAGTTACAGCCTTAAGTACGCACGTAAAAAAGAAGGTGTGGAGTGGGCTATTGAGTCCGAAGACTTAGCCGACCTGTGGCAATTGCAAAAAGGCCGGTGTGCAATAACAAATGTCATTATGACCCACCACCGAGACGGCAACGGTAACAAAGCTTTCAACGCGTCCATTGATCGAATCAACCCAGAGGTTGGTTACGTACGGGAAAACGTGCAGCTAGTGTGCTACGCGGTAAACATTTTGAAGGGTTCTTTGACCCCTGACGAATTCTTCTTCTGGATCAAGTCTATATATGAACACTCTTGCGATTAAAAAGTACTAACAGTACTATTCGCGTATGAGCCATATCGAAATGTTATCTATCGACGGGCTGGAATTTGCTGTTTTAGGTACCGGCCACACGATCTGCGGCGACGAAGTGCTGATTTATGACGGATATGTCGTCGAGGCGCTGGATTTTTGCGCTGACGAGTACCTTGAGCAGTTAGAAAGCGCAGGCATGGCGCATATGGCTCCTATATTTATCTATTTAGACAAAGGTGTGCGTGCAGAAATCTGCGGAACCAACAGAAGCCTCCACTGATGTAGTCGAATTCCAATCGCACATGGCCTATATGGGCCTAAGCCTTGGAGATTTGACCGTTCAGCAAGAGAAATTAGTGATGCTCGTGCTAAGTGGTATGAGTGTAGCTGCTGCTGGGCGTGGTGCGGGATACACCAATGCTAATGCAGTCTATGAAGCTATAAAACGGCCAAAAGTAGCACAAGCGTTAGAGTATTTTCGCGAGCAGATGCGCGAAGAAGTGAAATTTACGGCGGCAAACGCCCACATCATGTACATGGACGCCTATCAAGCCTCTGCCACCGCTACTGAAATGAAGAACACCGTCGATAGTTTAGTAAAACTGCACGGTTTGACCACACCAGACAACGCAACGCAGGTAAACATCAACATCGACACCACGCCCAAGCAGTTGGAGCGGATGTCGGATGAAGATCTGTTGAAGATCGCGGGTAAAGACGCTTCTTACCTAGAACCTGCCTCAGATGACTGAGGTTCGGCAACAGCAGTGTAGGCGCTGTAAGAACCTTCACCCTGAGACTTTGTATTCAGGGCGCGACGGGTTCTGTGTGTACTGTAAAGCGGATGAAGCTGAGGCTATGCCGTCACCGGCTGCGCCAAGCGCGGAACAACTAGCGCAGCAGAGTGTTGAAGAGAAGGCGCGTGCTGAGTTAGCGATGAGATTGCTGACGCGTAAGCGTCTACTACCTTTTGTTGAGCGGTTTAATGCCGATTATCAGGCGGGGTGGGTACATAAAGATGTATGCAGAAGACTTGAAGAGTTTAGTCGCAAGGTTGTGGCGAAAGAGTCGCCTAGACTTATGTTATTCCTACCTCCACGGCACGGTAAGTCCACACTGGCGTCAATTGCGTTCCCAGCTTGGCACCTTGGGCGTAACCCCCAGCATGAGTTTATATCGTGCTCGTACAGTGGCTCTTTGGCTATGGGATTTAGCCGAAAGGTGCGAGGATTACTTAGAGAACCTACTTATAAAACTGGTTTCAAAACTAGACTCGATCCTGAATCACAGTCGGCTGAGGCTTGGCTTACTACTGCTGGCGGCGGTTTTGTTGCTGCTGGTGTGGGTGGCGGTATCACTGGTAAGGGTGCTCATGTCCTAGTAATCGATGACCCTGTAAAGAACCGTGAAGATGCAGAAAGTCAAAACAATAGAGACGCAAACTGGGACTGGTACACCTCGACGGCGTATACCCGTCTGGCTCCAGGTGGTGGGGTTCTCGTTATTCTTACTCGGTGGCACGATGATGATCTTGCCGGTCGCCTATTAAAAGCAGGCACTGAGGGCGGTGACGATTGGGAAGTTGTTCGATACCCCGCGATAGCAGAAGAAGACGAAGAGTTCCGAGGCACAGGTGATGCTCTGCACCCAGAGCGTTATAACGTCGAGTCCCTAGACCGTATACGAAAGGCGGTTGGCCCTAGAGATTGGTCAGCGCTCTATCAGCAGAACCCCGTAGCCGATGACGGTGAGTACTTTACCCGCGACATGATCCAGTACTACGAGGCCGAAGACGTAGACATGGACGCTATGCGTTATTACTGCGCTTGGGACTTAGCCATTGGTAAGAACGACCGTAACGACTATTCGGTCGGCATGGTTATCGGGGTCAATGAGTTTGATGAGTTGTTCATTGTCGACGTTGTGCGCGGACGCTTCGATGGCTTTGAGATCGTAGAGCGCATCCTAGATCTATATGAAGAGTGGAAGCCGTCGATGATCGGGATTGAGAAAGGCCACATCGAGATGGCACTAGGGCCTTTCTTAGAAAAACGAATACACGAACGTGGTTTGTATGAGGCTTATATCAAAGACCTTAAGACGGGCCGCAGAGATAAAGAAGCACGAGCGCGAGCAATCCAAGGACGGATGCAGCAGGGCATGGTGTATTTCCCGAAAGACGCAGTATTCACGGGGCCGTTGGTGGCTGAGTTGTTGCGTTTTCCAGGCGGTGTACACGATGACCAAGTAGACGCATTGGCGTGGTTGGGTTTGATGATGACGGAGTTTGCTTCTTACCAAGCTCCCGTATTCAGGGAGCCGTCATGGCGAGATCGTCTTGAGTACTACACATCGACTCCTAAATCCAAATCGGCAATGAGCGCTTAACAATGGCTTACCAAAACAAAAAACGTAGATCCATGTCCGTTGGCGAAGAGTCGCTGATTGCAAGCACGCAGTGGGATCGATACGAACGCGCCAGAGATAACGGTCACCTTGAATACATAGAGATGGCTAAGCGTTGTGATGCTTACTATCAGGGCGACCAGTGGGATGAACAAGACGCTGCGATGCTAGATGCAGAGGGCAGACCGGCGCTCACGATCAACACCATCCTGCCCACTATTAATACTGTACTGGGCGAACAGTCCACACGCCGTGCAGACATCCAGTTCAAGCCACGCCGTGCAGGTAGCGAAGAAGTAGCTGACACCCTTAACAAGTTGTACATGCAGATTGCAGATAACAACAAGTTGGATTGGGTAGAGCAGCAGGTATTCAGTGACGGTTTAATCATGGACGGTCGTGGGTACTTTGACTGTCGTATTGATTTCAGTGATCACGTAGAGGGTGAGATCCGTATCACGGCAAAAGACCCGTTAGACATTCTTATTGATCCAGATGCTAAAGAGTATGACCCAAAGACATGGAACGAGATCTTTGAAACCAAGTGGATGACGCTTGATGAAATCGAAGAGATGTACGGGCCTAAGAAAGCAGAGGACTTACAGTTTATTGCAGAGAACGGTAACACCTTTGGGCGCGACTCTGTTGAGTACGAAGAGACCCGTTACGGTGACACCGAAAGCGCTGACGATTACTTGGGTAGTTCTGTTGACGCGGAAGATTATAAGAACGTCAGGGCCTTGCGGGTTATTGAGCGGCAGCACCGTAAGATCACACGCATCGACTGTTTTGTAGACCCCGAAACAGGGGACGCTAGACCGGCACCAGAGGCGTGGAACGACCGAAAGATCAAAAAGTTCGCCAAAGAGTACGGACTGTCAGTCATCAACAAGATGCAGAAGAAGGTTCGATGGACTGTGACCTGCGACAAGGTGGTCTTACACGATGACTGGTCACCCTATAGTGACTTCACGATTGTTCCGTACTTTGCCTATTTCCGTAGAGGCCGTCCGTTCGGAATGGTTCGTAACCTACTGTCTCCACAGGAGCAGTTAAACAAGATCAGTAGCCAAGAGCTTCATATTGTAAACACCACCGCAAACAGTGGCTGGATGGTAGAGACAGGCTCGCTGGTTGGTATGACCGCTGACGATCTTGAAGAGCACGGTGCTGAGACGGGGTTGGTGATCGAGTACGCCCGTGGCACAAATCCGCCTGCGAAAATTAGCCCTAATACTATTCCTACAGGTTTAGACCGTATCGGTCAGAAAGCAGCGGCGAACATTCAGGCCATCAGCGGTATCAACGAGTCGATGTTGGGTACGGATAGCTCTGAAGTGTCTGGTATTGCTATTCAGGCCAAGCAGAACCGTGGCGCGATCATGATTCAGGTGCCACTGGATAACCTGCGTAAGACTCGCCACTACTTGGCTGAGAAGATTCTTAACTTGGTGCAGACGTTCTATACCGAAGAGCGCGTCATTCAAGTGACTAATGACGCCGACCCGCTGAAGCCCCGCGAACCTATGGTCATCAACGAGATGTCTCCTGAAGGCACGATCATTAATGACCTGACGTTAGGTGAGTACGACGTTGTCGTTGCGACCGCACCTGCGCGCGATTCGTTTGATGAGGTTCAGTTTGCTGAGGCGCTTAACTTGCGTCAGGTAGGCGTGGCGATCCCAGACGATGCAATTATCGAATACTCACACCTTGCTAAGAAGGGCGAGCTTGCCAAGCGCATCCGTGTGCTCACGGGCGTAGAGAAGACTCCAGAGCAGCAGCAAGCCGCACAGATGCAGCAGCAGATTCAGATGCAACAGGTACAGCTTGAGCTAGAGAAGATGCAGGCCGAGGTTCAGAAGCTTAACTCTGAAGCTGCGATCAATATCTCTAAGGTTCAAGACACCACCGACGTTCAGCCGCAAATGCGTATGGCTGAACTCCAAGCGAAGATCGAAATGAAGATGCAAGAACTGCAGCTTCGTCGTGAGCTAGCTGATTTAACTAACGAAGTTAGAACGAATCAGCAACAGACCCAAGCCGCCGCAAGGATTGCAACTACTGCAATGCAAACCGGCGTCAAGAACCGTCCAACACAATAGGAAATTCCATGTCAGACGAAAACGAAATCGTAGAAACAACTGTAATGCCTGGGGCGGATGCCGCTGAACCTGTACAGGAAACGCTGGATTTAAACTTTGGCCTTGGCGAAGAGGTAGACGATGCGCAAGAACCCGCTGAAGAAGTGGAAGAAGACGTTGTCGAAGAGACAGAGGCGGCTGTTACGGAAGAAGAAGAGGTAGACGATGACTCCGATGAAGAAGAAGCGGATGACGATGTTGCTGAAGAAGAAGTTACCGCTGAAGCCGACGAACCCGCCGCTCAAGAAGAAGTAGACCCTGCGCCCAAGAAGCCAATGGTGCCAAAAGCTCGATTAGACGAAGTGCTATCGAAGCAAAAGGCCCTGCAAAAGCAGCTAGATGACATGAAAGCTGCGCAAGAAGTGGCTGAGAGTGCGCCCGAAGAGTACGACTTCGCTACGAAAGAGGTGGAGTACCAGACTTTAGTACTCGACGGTGAGGCAGATAAGGCGGCTGCACTGCGTCAAGAGATGCGGAAAGCAGAGCGAGAGCAGATTGCCTTTGAAATGCGTCAAGAGATGACCCAAACGGTCAATCAAAACCAGCAAGCGACCGCCTTACAGACTGCAGCAAGCGACTTGGAAGCTAATTTCCCAGTCTTTGACCAGAATTCTGAGGTCTATAACGCTGAATACACCCAAGAAGTAATCGATTTACGTGATGCGTTCATCACACAAGGACACGGGGCGGTTGAAGCCCTGAGTAAAGCGGCCAATTTTGTGGTTAAAAGCCACGATTTGGTCGAAACACCCGCCGAAGAAGGCTCGACTTTAGGAGGCCAAAAGGCCCCTGCAGTTCAACAGGACGAAGTGGCACGGAAACGCTCTCAAGTTAGTAAAAAACTTAAGGCTGCTGAGGCTCAACCACCGGAATTACCAGGCGAAAGCTCTGCTAATCGAGGTGATAAAGGTCTCGATGTGAGTTCCATGTCTGAAGAAGAGTTCAATGCGCTACCCGAGGCCACGTTAAAGCGGCTTCGGGGCGACATTTTGTAGTAAGGAACAAAAATGGCGGACGGAAGCATAAAAATCCCTACGTGGGCATTACCTTTGATGATTGGCGCGTTGACGATAGCGGCCAGCTATGGCGTTTTACAAGCTAACACTGCTCACGCTAACGAAGATCGCGAACGTATTTCGCAGATAGCAGAGCAAGCTGCGGCAAAGGCTCAGGCCAACGGGCAAGCACAGGCAGTGACGAGCGCCAAAGTGGAAGCCATAGTGGATTCGTTGGCTCGGCAGGAAAAAATCCAAGAGAAAACGAACGAGCAAATCCAAGCCTTGGTGTCAGCGCTCTTGGCGAAATAGAGTACGACCCCGCAAACCCGAAGTTGTTCTGCGACTTACGTGAGTGGCGGATGCTGGAGTTGATCAACCCCCCATCTAAGAGGCATTCGGTAGCCAAGGATTGGCTGCGCTTCAACCATAAGCAATGTGGCTATGGGGGGCAGATCTACATCCAGAATTCTATGCCGCGAATTTTGGGCACCGCTCATCAGCTCGATGTGGAGCTTCTAACGTGGGAGTTAGTGAAACCGAAAGCGGTCAAATCTCAAACGGTCAAAAAGAAGGCTCGCATATGACGATGATGATTTTCGTTCTTATCGTTGTGATCGGGGGCCGTCCGACTGGTGAAGAGTTCTACTTCCAAGAATTAACGTCATGTCTTCGATTTTCGGACAGTTTGAACAACCAATCTGTGACGTTAACGAATGGGGGCCGAAACAGATTCTTTGAAACCTACTGCCGCGTAAGAGAGATAGCTACGGCGGACGCGGGTACTAAGATTTTGTTTCGTGACATTAAAGACGATGACTAGTGGATGCCGCTGGTGTTGACCCGCCGCCAAGCACCAGCGCAGCAGCAGTGCGTCACTACGAGGAGCTGGCGTCCAAGCTCAACAAGGTCGTTGATACGCAGAGAGTCTCGCAGGTTACGCACTCTTATTCGCTCAGATGGGAGCAGTACAAAGTTACCCAATTTGCGGAGCTGTACTACAGCTATGCGGATGGAGCGATCTCAGTGAAGCATCTCAAAAGCGAAGAGACTCAGATTGTGAACCTACAGGCTTAGTAATGGACAAGGTCATGCTTACCTGTATGAAGTGCAAGAAGAAAAGACCTCTGGACGCGATGTGCCACTTGTGGGGGAAGACTCTGTGCCCTAAGTGCGTAAGCAAAAAATTAATCGGCTGCTAAGGCCATCAGCAATATAGAGGTAACAGATGAGTGAGAGAGACCCAAGGTTAGCCAGAGCCGGTGTCAGTGGTTATAACAAACCGAAAGCCACGCCTAAGCATCCAAAGAAGTCCCACATCGTGGTGGCTAAGGAAGGCGACAAGATAAAAACCATCAGGTTTGGCGAGCAGGGAGCAAGTACTGCTGGTAAGCCGAAAGCTGGAGAGTCCGAGCGGATGAAAAAGAAGCGTGCCAGTTTCAAATCCCGCCACGGAAAGAACATCGCCAAGGGAAAAATGAGCGCCGCCTATTGGGCAAATCGCGTCAAATGGTAACGCCATATAAGGCTTGATACTTCAAGTACTAATGGTACTATTTCGTTATCGCCAGACCATGCGAAATTGGTTCGTGTCGTACACGTTAAAACCGTACACCGCCTGTAAAGGCGTTAAACCTTCCGAGGTCGCCCCTCGTTAATAAGCGCTAGTTCGTCGCCTCACGATACGAGGAAACGGATTAGCCGCTCCAGAAGTCGGCTAAATAAGTAGTACCTATGGTACTGGGAATATTTACGTCAATTTATGGAGGCCAAAATGGCTTTAACGAACTTCGGAACGCTTTCGGGCGACCAACTACAGGCGTGGAGCCGTGACTTTTGGAAAGTCGCACGCAATATGTCTTTTATCAACCAGTTCGCAGGATCTGGTCAGAACGCAATGGTTCAGCGTATTACTGAACTAACCAAGAGCCAGAAAGGTACTAAGGCAAACATTACGTTGCTTGCTGACATGACTGGTGACGGTATCACTGGCGACAACACCTTAGAAGGTAATGAAGAAGCGCTACGCGCCTACGACATCACCATTGAGTTGGATCAGCTACGCTTTGCAAACCGCATCGCTGGCCGTATGACCGACCAGAAGACTGTTGTTAACTTCCGTGAGCAGTCCCGTGACGCGCTTGCCTATGCAATGGCTGATCGCATGGATCAGTTGGCGTTCTTGACGCTGTCTGGTGTTGCTTACACAAGCAAAACTAATGGCGCTCTGCGTACTACTTCTAGTAGTGCAGGTCACGAGTTGGTAGACCTTGAGTTTGCTTCAGACGTTTCTGCCCCTACGAGTGCTCGCCATCGTCGCTGGGATGCGACTAGTGGTTTGGTAGCCGGTGCAACTAACGCTGTTGCTGCTACTGACAAGATCTCTTACGAGTGCATCGTAAACCTCAAAGCGTTTGCCAAGGATAATTATATCCGTGGTCTACGTGGCGCTGGTAACGAAGAAGTCTTCCACATGTTTGTAACACCTCAGCAAATGGCGAGCTTGAAGCTAGACGCTTCTTTCTTGGCTAACGTGCGTAACGCAGGTGTCCGTGGTCAAGCTAACAGCCTGTTCTCAGGTTCAAGCAGCTTGATGGTAGACGGCGTAATGATCCACGAGTTCCGACATGTGTTTAACACTGCTGGCGCTACAAGCGGTTCATCTAGCAACGCAGGTGCTGCTGGCTACAAGTGGGGTGCAGGTGCCGATGTAGACGGTGCTCGCGCACTGTTCTGTGGCGCACAAGCTCTGGCAATGGCTGATATTGGCAACCCTGAGATTGTTGAAGATACCTTCGACTACTCAAACCAAGCTGGTATCTCCATCGGCAAGATCTTCGGTTTACGCAAGCCTAAGTACAACAGCGACGTAAGTGGCAACGTACAGGACTTCGGCGTAATCGCGCTCGATACAGCCGTATAAGCGGTTTGGCCCCCTCTTCGGAGGGGGTCTTTTTTGAGGAACAAACATGTTCGGATTTGGCCGTAAAAAGAAAGACCGAAAGGTAAGAACACAGACTACTGCCGAGCGTAAAAGAGGTGGTAATAGCCCCGCAGCGCGTAGAGCAGCATCGAAGTCTACAGTACGCAGCCGCCCATCAGCTTCGGCTTATGCATCCGTAGAGAAACCGCCTGCGACTAAACCAAAGTCACCTACGACTAAGGCCAAGGTAAAAACCCCGACTAAAAGCGAAACCCGCAAAGCGGTAGCGGCAAAGGAAAACATTGCGGCTACAGCGAGCAAGGTAACAGGTAGCAAAAAGACCAAAGGTGGTGACTACAAGACTTACGCGAAGGGAAGTACAGCCGCGCAGAGTTTCAGGGCCAAGTATGCCGCTGCAATGGCAGAAAATAAGAAGCTAAAAAAGGCAGGGAAGCCCACTAAAAAGACGTTCACTTGGAACGGTAAAAAATACGCAACTAAATAAAAGGTAAACCATGAAGGTAGTTTCTAATGAAGATTTACGTGTAGCCACTTTGTCAGGCAGCGTATTTATGTTTATTGCAGGTGAGCCAACAGAGTGCTCTGACGAGATCGGATTGGCGGCTATGCAAATGGGCGCAAAATCTGCCGATGCAGGCACGGTTGAAGAAACGCCTGCTGTAACTGCGGATGAACCAGAGCCAGAGAGGGCGAACTGGTACGGCGAAGCTGAGCCTGAAGAAGATACTCCACCCGCAGATTTGGTGGCGGCGATGGAAGCTCTTATCGCGGAAGGTGACCCTAACAATTTTAAAGCGGACGGTGGCCCTAAAGCAGCCGTCATTAATAAGGCCGTAGGCCGCACGGTTTCTACCAGCGAGCGCGAAGCAGCTTGGGAAGAAGCTCTTAATAATTAGAGGCTGATATGACTGTAACTGTTGATAGCGTTGTAAATAGGGTTCAAGTAATCCTTCAAGACACCACGGGTATTCGGTGGCCTGTTACATCTGAGTTGGTGCTGTTTATTAACGATGCTCAAAGAGAGATAGCACTATTAAAGCCTGATGCTAGCGCAACGACTTCAAACGAGCAGTTAGTTACTGGCACAAGGCAAACGCTACCTACTGGTGGTAATCGCCTTCTCCGTGTTGTACGAAACATGTCTGGTACTGCCAGCAGTTCAACGGGCAAACGCGCAGTTAGATTGGTTTCTCGCGAAATACTCGATGCTCAAACTCCAAACTGGCATGACGCTACTGTGTCCTCTGGTACTGATGCGGCACACACCACCGAGATAAAACACTACATATACGATGAGCAAAACCCTCGCGTTTACTATGTATACCCAGGCGTTGCAGGTAATGCGTTTGCCGAGGTCGTGTTCTCAGCTAACCCATCGACAGTAGCTGCGGGTGGCAATTTATCGATCCCTGACATCTACGGAAATGCAGTGACGGATTATGTGCTCTTTAGGGCCTACACCAAAGATGCAGAATATGCAGGTAACAATCAACGTGCCAGCACGCATTACAACTTGTTTATTAATTCTGTTACTGGAAAGGGTCAGATCGACATCATTACCTCTCCGAATACAGACCTAAACCAAGGCGTAACACTACCGTCTCAAGCGCAGGGGTAATGAATGGCTTCGTATGAGTCGTTACTGTCAGAGATCATTCCGATGGTGCCAAGTTGCACAGATACGCTCATAGAGCAAAACATCCGTGCAGCAGTTATTGAGCTTTGTGAAAAGTCCAAGGTATATCAGGTTGAGTTAGACCCACTCACTACGGTTGCGAACACTTACGCTTACGATCTAGAACCGCCGAGTGGGACAGTAGTACACGAGATCGTTTGGGTCTCCTATAACGGTGATGACCTTGAAGCTGCGACCACTGCGCTTATCGAGCAGCGCAAACCACGTTGGCGAGATCAGGGTAACGAAGGTACGCCTGAGTATTTTGTAAGGCAGTCAACGACATTGTTTAACTTGGTGCCAATACCAAGTGTGACTGCAGCCAACAGCGTATTGATGCGCGTCATCTTAAAGCCAACGCATACCTCCACTTCCTGCAGCGATGACGTAATGAATGACTATCGCGACACCATTATCAACGGCGCGATTTACAGACTTTTGCGTATTCCTGGGCGGGAGTGGACAGATTATCCAGGGGCACAAGTTTATGGATCTTTATTTTTAGAAGGTCTGGCAGAAGCTGAAGGCCGTGCATTACAGAAAGAAACAAGAGTAGCTAGGAAGGTTAGGTATGGCGGTGCAGGAGGTATTTACAGGGTTGGCGCACTCGCCTACTCAAAACGATGAACGCGAGATTGAACCAGTTGTTGGTGATATTCGTAAAGACTGGGATAGCGTGCGCCCTTGTATTGAGTGGATTTTACAGAATCAGCCGCAGTTATCGTTCCGACCTGAAGATGTCTACGCAGAGATTGTTTCCGGTCACGCCGTCTACTGGAAATCGGTGGACGGATTTGTTGTCACGACTGTTGAAGTGGATGGATTCACATCCAAGAAGACCCTCCATTGCTGGCTGGCTTGGTCGGAACAGCGGGGGCAGAAGACGGTTTTGAAACACTATCCGTTTTTTCAGAGGGTGGCGGCAGATGCAGGGATGGAGGCGTTAGAAGTCAGAACGCCTCACTCTGGAATGGAACAGGTGTTATTAGACGCTGGTTGGAAGCTAGACACTGTTGTTTATCGATTAGAGGTATAGAGATGGGCAGTAAGCCAAAGCAACAAGATTATCAAGCGACAGACGCTGAGAAGACTTCGGCGGGTGTCGCTAAAGCCGAGTACGACAAGTTCAAAAAGCTTTACGGCCCTTTGCTGCGAGATATGCGAGACCAGTCAAAAAGTACCGACCCCACTCGCCAGTTACGTGCAAGGGCTAACGCCGACACTATGCAAGCTTTGACCCAGAACCCTACTTATCAGGGTACGCAGGCTTTATCTCAATCAGGTGAAACAGCGCAGGCTTTACAAGGCCAGCTTGGTCAAGCCAGTGCAAAAGGTAAAGCAATAGAGAACACGCTACAGACTAACGTGCTTGGTACCGCACGCGGGCAGGCTGCTGACGCTCAGAGCGGCATGGCACAAGCTTCAAATATGGCTACGAGTAACGCCTTAAATAAAGCGGCGGCTACTCAAATGACCCGTAACGCACGTAACGCTGCCGCCGCGCAAGTAGGAACTACTTTGGTAGCCCAAGGCCTTAGCAATATGCAGACACGCGGTGCGAAGGCCCCGACAGATGCTCAAGGCAATCGATTAGCGGGGCCTCCTCAAGAAGCACGCGGAAGTTTCTTTGCACCAGTTAATTCGCAGGGGCAAAAGGCTTTGTCGATTGTAAACCGCGCTAATTATTCAGGCACGCTAAACGATCCTCAGAACCCCTTTAGTCCTTTTGCTTATAAAAGTGGAGGCGGGTAATGGCTTACGGATTTCAAAGTGAGTATGAAGATAACGCAGGGCTAGGCCTTGGGGGGACAAGCGCAATACCAAATGTTACGGATCCAGAAAAGACATATGCGGATATAACGCGAAACGAATACATGGATTTTCTGCGCGACTACGGTGATTTTGAGAAAGACCTTATTACTAAGGCTCAAAGTGACACTTCTTTGATTGATGCCGCAAAGGAAGATTCGGTTGCAGCAGAAGGGCTCGCTTCCGGTATGGCTAGTAGAAACGCACAGCGTTTTGGGGTGCAGCTAACTCCTGCACAGCGTCAACAACAGTCGGCAGGGTTGCAAAGAGCAAACACCTTGGGATCGATTCAAGCTGTGTCTGATGCGCGTATTGCACAACGCGAGTCGAATCAAAGATTGCTGTCGGATCTTATAAATATTGGACAGGGCGTTAATCGCGCTTCGCAGTCGCAGCTAGGGAGTGCAGCAGGTAATGCATCGCAGCGACAGCAGGCTTACCGAAACGCTAAGGCACAATCGCAAGCACAGACTTACAGCACGATTGGTGGTCTGGCTTCCGCAGCAATAATCGCGCTGGCGATCTAGGACAAAAACATGGCGACTATAGGCGATTCAATTTTAGGCGCTTTGCAAACGGTGCAGGCTGGTAACCAAAACCGTTTTGATAACGCTTATAAGAACAGAGTTTTAGATCTAGATAACCGCGAGCTTGCGGAGAAGAGAAGGCAGTTTGACCTTGCAAGCGCAGCAGACGCAAGGACTGCATCTTTAGGCGAGAGAGAAGCCACGTTAGCTGAAAGCACCCTTGCGGAAAACAAGCGGCAGTTCGATGCGAATACTAAATTAAACGAACGGAACGCATCCAATAACGAAGAGATTACGCGGCAAGCAGGCGTAAAGCTTGACAGCCTTGAAGCAACTGAATACGCAACAAACACTGCAAGACGTTTTTATTCTGGTGGCTTTTTAAACACAGATGCTACGAACCTTGGGGATGGTTTTTTTGATCGTGACCAAGACGGGCGTTTAAAGAACCGTAACGAAGTCATTGATCTTTTGAATCTGAACACAGAAGCGCTGATTTCAGATTTTGGCAACGGACAGTTCAAAGACATGGAAGTTGCTGGATTTGAATATGACAAAGACAAAGGTACTACTAAGGTGTTGTTGCGTGGACGCGGCACCGATGAAGAAGTAGTACCAGCAACTGCGGGGGCTTCAAACTCTCCTGAAGACCCTGTCATCGAGCTAACAGAAGATCAGTTTAGAAACTACACAAGACGCCAATGGTCTGTAGAAGTCGCACCTGAAATCGACTCAACACAGGTAGATCTAAGCGCGGTTCAGCGGGGGAATTTAGTACAAGCCTCTCGCCTAGCAAAAGTAGAGCAGGACATACAACGCGCTGTGACGGCCAAAGTTGCTCAAGCAGGACAGCCAGCTTTATTACGTCAAGTTACTCAAGACCTTGCAGATACCGAAGGTGATCCCCAAGCACGAGCCGCTTTGCTCGACTCGTTAGGTATAGACCCCGCGCAGTTTGACACCCCAACGGAAACAGTAGATCCAACGCAACAGTACTTAGGCCCAGATAGCCCGATACGCGACCCGCTATCAGATCAGCCGATGGTGGCATCGATGTCAGCAATGGCAGGTGGCCCCACTATGCTTTTTAAAAATAAAGGCGAGCAGCAGACCGAGTTTCCAAATTTGGTTGCTGAGCTACAGCAGAACTTTAAAGAAAGCGAGGATATGCAGTCTGGGGAGGGGTTAACGGGTCGTCGTATGACTGGCCAAGAACGCTCTAAACGACAGACTGAACTTGATGCGCGTCGAGCCGAGCTTGTAGAAAACATACCTAACGAGATAGCCAAACGAAAAGTAGCTCGCGAAGCGTATGCGCAGCAGTTAAATAAACAACGCATTTCGCAGCCGCAAGTCGATAAGGCACTAGCACAGTATGACGCTTACATAGCTCAGCTAGAGGGTTACATCCCTGTACAAGAAAAAGCTGCGGTCGATATTGCTGCTGAAATTGGAAAGCTGTCGGAGATGTCCCCTCAGCAACTAGAACAAGCGATTGCTTCTGGCAGTGTTCCAATTACTGAGGAACAAATTGGCAACATCAGAAAACACTTAACTGATAAACAAGTTCGGAGCGCGGTAGATTTAGCGCGAGAGCCAATAACGACTCAAATAGCCGCGTTCACTAGCATAGCGGTAACTGCGCAAGATGCTGGCACGCGTCTAAGTGCTATGAACAGTCTGACTAATATATTAGATACAGGCTCTGCGACGTTGACTCAGAACCAACAACTTGAAGCTATAGATCGTGCTGAAGGACGGGCGATAGAAAGACAAACGGCAGCGGATGATCGTACTGACGCGGCTGCGGATCGAGCACAGACTACTAGAGACGAGACCAATGCCGCTGTAAAACCTGTTCGGCAGGCGTTACAAACCGCGTTCATACCTACTAAACGCCCAGATATGACCGGCTTGACTGAAAAACAAATGGAAGCCGCTGAAACTTTATACGACGAACGTGCAACTCTGCGCGAGAAAGTCACAGCGTTGTGGAACGGTGGAGCGGGTCAAGATGCGTTGGCCGGTATGCAGAACACAGCGGCCAGCCAAATGGAACGGCAGGAATTTGGAAAAGTATTTAACGGGGCCGCAACCGCTTCGATAGCTGCTTTGATTGCCCGTAAACGCAATTCTGAGATCGATTGGGACTGGCAAAGGGTTGGTGAATTTGTTTTTGGCGAAGACGTTGTTGACACTTTTAGAGATGTTGGCCTTGCCGATGACGAATTATCTACTAGCGAGATACGCACTTCTGACACCAGCTTTCAAAATTTGGAAGTTGAGAAAGATAAGAACGGCGTGCCAATTATGTATCGAATCAAGAACCCTGATGGCGGGGTATATCGAGGTGGCGTCACCCCACGAGATCTTGTTCGCGAGTTAGGTAATGACGCTTACTCTGTGTTCCAAGATCAGTTAGCAGCCGCAAATAAAATAGACAGACGGGGATAGAGTGGCTGACCCAGTAGCGGACTTTTTAAACGCACAGTACGGAGAAGAAGCAAAGGCAAATCTGCAAAGAGCGCCTACGCCTTTTCAACGGGGCGATTCTGGAAAGTTTACAGACACCCTAAAGCGCGGTGTCCGTTCTGGCGTCGAGAGCATGTCTGCTGATGTTGATTACTTTCAGGCGCTTGCTGGTACGTTAGTTGGCGCTGATGAATTCGCTGCAGAAAATATCCGTCAAGCTAGGCGCAATGAAGAGTTGTCATCTAGTCACATGCAAGGGCTTGAGTCTTTCAGTGACTTTATAGATCAGCCTACGGTTGAAGGCTTTTTTAGCCAAGTAGCGAGCGGCGTCGGTCAACTTGTTCCATCGGCAATTAGCACAGTAGCTGGGGCAGGAGTTGGCGCAGCAACTGCTTTCGCTGGCAGCGCTGTTCTTTCAAGCTCTGGAAAACTCGCAGCTAAAAATCTTATCCGAGAGTCGTTAGATAAAACGGCGAGGGGATTAGCAGATGTTGATGATAGGGAGATCGCGCAAAGCGCTTTTCAACTCTATAGAGAGGAAGCCCGAAAGGCGGCTTTAAAGGGAGCCGGTGAAGCGGCGGGCAGAGGCGCTTTAGTTGGCGCGGGTGCGTCAGAGTACGTGCCATTAGCAGGGGGGAATCTCAGCGAATCTTTGGAGTCTGGCAGAGAGCTAGATCCACTTGAGGCTATCCGTGCGGGTCTAATTGCAGCGCCTCAAGCAGCAATTGGTGTAGGTGGCGAAGTAGCGTTGCTCAAACTGGTCGGGGATAAGGCAAAAAAATTATCGACTGGGAAATCGTCGGTTATGGGGCGGTTAGCCACTGACATAACTGAGGGCTTCCTCCGTGGCGGTGCAATTGAAGCCGGTACAGAAGTTGCTCAAGAAGGTATATCTGTAGCAAATCGTTCCTTGATGGACGAGAACTTCACCGCTCAAGACGCTCAGATGAGATTGGGGCAAGCAGCCTTTGCCGCCTTCTTTGGTGGTGGCGCGGCGGGTAGTGCAGCAGCAGGTATCGGGGGTGCAGCTAGGGAAGTTATTAATTCGCCTGAAACTTTAAACGGTGTGATGGATAAAGCCCGTGGATTTTTGGATCAAGGCAGAGAACAGCAGGTAGATGAACAAAGCACTTTAGAACAGATTGGTGAGCCTGCCGCCGAATTTACAGATCAAGAACCGCAAGCTGATGTAAACGCGCAACTTGAAGCAATGCTTGATCCAAAAAGAGCTAAGTTCGCAGTATGGATAGAAGGCTCAGAACCAGCTTTGAATGTTTCTGGCAGTGGCAAGATAAACGCAAACTTAGAGATCAACGGCCAGAAAGTTGCAGGGGCGTTTATTCCAGGTCGAGGTACCATAATTTCCCCGTATGCCGATGTAGTTGACGGTGTAATAAAAGGCGGGGCGTCAGATCTAGTGCTCGCTAGCGCATTAGGTTACGGCTCTCCAAAACCCGCAGAGGGTGCTGATCGTGTAGTGCAAGTCCTTACCTCTGATGGTCGCGTTATCTCTGAAGAAGCCGTAAACGAAGATACTTTGCCTGCGGCTGTTACTGCTGCTCAAGGAATTATCAATCCTGAGAAGGGCGACACATTCAAAATCCTAGATGTCAAAGATGCGCTTCGTGCTAGAAAACAGCGTCTCGCTGAGGAACAAGAACCAGTTGTCCGAAACTTGGATTTGCCTGACGAAGTGATAGATGCTTTTGAAGGTACAGATCTAAGTGATCCGTCATTTAATATTGATGAATTAGACACATATCGAACTAACGATTACAAACCAAGAACTCGAAATAAAGAAGGCGTGTTCCCTATTTTTCGGGGTACGAAAGCTTTGAGACGGCGTTTTGATGAATTATTTCCAGAAGGATTTGCCACAACCATAACAGATGTTTTTTCTGAAAGTTCAACGACGCTATCAAGATCTGCTAAGCAAAAAGCCCGTAATCAATTTCAGCAGGAAGTTGGAGACCCTAGTGACCCAGTGGTCAGGGCCGCAATGGCAGAAGCAATAAGTGATGCTGCTCAAGCAGATATATCTGACACCGCGAAAAAAATAAGAGCGTTTCTAGCAACTTTCTCTGCAGCTAACAGTCGTTGGGGTACAGATTTTTATGGGGGTATGTCCGACGCCGCTATTCAAAAAGCTATTGAGCTTGCAGAAGCGAACGTAGAAGTTGAAATTATCCCGCCGAATAAACAGGTCGCTGGCACACAATCAGCTAGCAATGGCGCTTACACTATAAATGCCCGAAATTTTGAAAACGAAGTTTTTACAACTCGCGCCCTAAAGGACGGTGAGCAAGTTATACAGCGGGTTCTGTTACCAGAGTTTCTGCGTAACGAGGTAACTCAGGCATCACAACTGCCAGAGCAGTATCGTAACGTAACTGTGGTTCGTCCAGATGGAAAAAGAACTTCTGTCAGCTTGGTATCGTTGGCGAATGCGGGTAGGCGTATTGATCAGGTTCGGAACCCTGAAGGCGTACAGACTGCTGGTACCGGACTTCTTGCGATGGTGGGTGAACTGATAGCAAACGGCTATGAGGTCACAATAGAAGATCAAAACCTAACGCAAGATTCGCCATTAGGTGTAACCAATATACCAGCGGATTTACAGGCTCTTCGCGATGAAGATGCGCAGAGCGGCTCTGCTACCACTGGTGCAACTGACGAGCGCACTTTACTTGATGCGGTTATGCGAGCGGCTGCAGAACCGACTGTAAGCAATATGCTTAGGATAGGTGACTTTGCTGGTACGACGGCTGGCTTTCAAGATGGATCACCAATTACGATCCGAGAGTTACTTCAACAAGTTACGCCTGAGATAACTACGACTGTTCCAAACGAACGAGAAACTAGAAGCCCTGTGTTTCCTGCGCCATCGACAGGTAAAAGAGCCAATTCTCGCATTATAGATTACCCCGACACTCAGGCTGAGTTCCCAGAATCAGGCGTTGTTCAGGTTAGAAACCGAGCGCAAAGAGTTGGCGGCGCACCGACCAACGAGACTATTACCGATGCAGGTGGTGCGAACCAAGGTTTTGACACCGCCGAGGGAGAGGGCGACAGAGCTTCAGGTGAGATACAGGCTTTTAGTCGCGAGACAGGCAGTGCCTTAATAGATGACGTAGCAGCGCCAACTCATCGCTATTCGACATTTTCATCACGGCGAAAAGCTACAGTTAACGCGCCGTTGTCAGATTCAAAGAATCGCCGTGACACTCCTGCTTTAGTAATTAATGTTTTAAACGCTGCTGTTGCAAAACTGGGTATGAAACGACCTACAGATCTGTTTCTTGCGTCGCAACTATCTGGCCTGTCCCGCCCTCAAATGTTAGAGAAGCTGAACCTGCAAATAGCTGATCCTTTAGTAGCACTAAGAATTTTTGATCATTTTGTCGCGTTGATGGAGTCTGAGTCCGGTCTAGGCCGCATGATTGGTTTTGCTGACGCTAATTTTATCTTAGTGAACGATCTAAAGACTTCTAATAATTTAGAAACCGCGTTAGTCGCAGCACATGAGTTAGGCCACGCGTTTTTTAGAGAAGAAATTGACAGTCTGTCTGACAAACCTATTTTTAAAAGGTTGTGGGCAGCTTACCAAACGTCACTAAAAGATCCTGCGGTTAACGAAGTTTACAGTGGGCCATTAGGTTTTGAAGAGTGGTACGCGGATCAAATAGGTGCGTGGTCTTTTGGGGAGTACCGTAACCAAAAAGCATCAAACTTGGTGGACAGTTACTTCAAAAAGCTCGTGACCAAGTTGCGCGAAATGTTCAAAGGCGTTCGCGCTTCGTTACAACGACGTATGGGTAAAGTGGATGTTACTTTTGAAAGCTATATGCAAGGCGCTGTTCGATCTAGTCTGACCAATAATAGTGCAAACCAACAAACGGCTTCCCGTGCGGCAAGCTCGGCAGGCGGCGTTATTACGCAAGCGCATGTTCGTAACTTGGATGCACTTGCTGAGATCGATGGCTTGAGGGGTACGACATTAGCGAATCAAATCAGAGAGATAGTTTCGGGGTTGCGTAATAACCCAGCAATGAATCCAATACGAAAGTTTTTCTATACTGCTGATTCTTATCTTCGATCTATCGCAAATGACGACATAGCTAATATGTTTTACCGCGAGGCTCAAAAAGAAGGTTCTGGCGGTAGCATCGGGATGTTGAAAAGACGCGAACGTGCTTTGAAACGACTACGGAAAAAGTTTCAAGATGAAGTAGGCGATTTGAATGATGCATCCGTCAGAAGCGCTGTTGAAAGGGCAGCGACCGATGACGTTGATTCTGCCCTTGATGCAGAGGCCTTAAACGTCAGGCAGTTTTTGCGTGGGGTGTACAGTTCTTACATTATTCCAGCGCAACGCAACTTTTCTGAAGGTAACGGTGATTTACGTATAGATTTTGCTGCGGACTATTTCCCTGTAGTTCACAACTTGTTGGCGGTTTCAGAGAACTCCGATGCTTATTTAGAGTTGCTTCAGGAGTACAACCCTGATGTTGACGAGAAGGTTTTGGTGAGCGCAGTCGAAAAGATGACGGCTTATCAAAACGCTGTTAACAATCAAGATTTAACAGCACCTACTTTAGACCCCGCTTCTAACATACAAGAATCTAGGGTGCTTACTGCGAACATACCTATTACGGTGCTTCAAGAAGAAGGTTTTCTGGTAGACCCTTCAGATGCTCTTCAGCTGTACTTGAGTCAGTTAACAAAACGAGTCGAGTGGAATAGAGCAACCCGCGACGAAAAAGGTAATGATATTTTAGGCCCACAGTTAGAGCAGCTAGGCCCTAAACAAAGGAAAGATGCACAAGACGTTATCAATGCTTATTTAGGCTATGGTAATCAATCAATGAGTCCGCATTGGCGAAAGATTCAAAGTTACGTTGCCGCCGCAAACTACACCCTGTTGTTGCCTTTAGCGGTCATTGGATCTTTGCCAGAATTAGCAGGGCCAATTATTAACTCAAAAGAATTTAGCGCATTAGAATATTCGTTTAGAACGATGAAAGAGTCTTTGACTCGATCTGAGATAAAAGAATTAGCTGAAGACATTGGTGTGGTATCCAATGACGCACTGGCTAACGGGTATATTACCGTAGCCGAGCAAGAACATTTAGATCCAGGCGCTCGTAGATGGACAGACACGTTCTTTAGAGTGACGTTTTTAGAGCAATATACAAACTTCACACGTACTTGGGCCACGGGTATGGGCGTGCAGTTTCTTATTCGGCACGCAGAGAACCGATCAAACAATCCCAATTCGGCACGGTATTTAGAAGATTTAGGTGTCTCTCCTGCAGATGTTCGTGCGTGGGTAGCTGACCGTGACATAACCACGGAATCTGGCAAGCGAGTAAGCGACGCGCTCTACAAGTTTGTCGAAAGCTCTATTCTTAGACCGAATGCAGCCGAGCGCCCTATATGGGCGTCAGATCCGCGCTTTATGTTGATATGGCAATTGAAATCATACTTCTATGCGTTTCACAAAGTAATTACTTCAGGGGTTTTAAACGAACTAGAAGCCCGTAATCGGACTGCTAGCGGTAGCGAGCAAAAAGTAAAAAATGGCATGGCATTGTTAGGACTGGCAGCAGTCGCAACTATGCCTCTTGCAATGATGGGGATGGAGTTACGCGAGTATATAAAAGATGCTACCGCTGAAACTTTGACTTTGGGATTTAACGAAAAGAATTTTTATCGCACCGACAATATGTCTTGGGGTAATTATCTATCTACCGCACTTGAGAAGACTGGCGTGTACGGGCCTTTAGGCATTGTCTTGATGGCTAAGCAGAGTTCTGAGTGGGGGCAAGGGGGTGTTGCTACTTTATTGGGGCCAACCGCAGAAACCGTTGAACAGTTTATGCAGGACGGTTTTCAGGTTATCCCAGATCGATTGCTGCCTGTTTATAGTTATTTGTATTAGGTGCCAGAGTGAACATATTAAGTAGCTTAGTCGCCCCAGTATCAGGGCTGTTAGACAAGGTAATCGAGGACAAAGATCAGCGTAATGCTTTGGCCCACGAGATCGCCACAATGTCCGAAAAACATTCCCAAGAAGCACTTAAGGGGCAGCTAGAGATCAACAAGGTCGAGGCGGCGCACCACAGTATATTTGTTAGCGGATGGAGACCCTCAATCGGTTGGTGCTGTAGTCTGGGTCTTCTTTATCATGTATTGATTGCACCCATCGCAGGCATATGGGTAGAAGTTCCAGAAATAGATCCGTCGCTTTTGATGACTACTATGACTGGGATGCTTGGGTTAGTAGCAAGCAGATCGTATGAAAAGACTAAAGGTGTAAGCAGAGAGAAATGAGCGAGTACAAGTACTTCAAAACTGACGACTTCGATTGCCAAGAAACGGGCGAAAATCAAATGGTGCCTGAATTTATCCACAGGCTGGATGAATTACGCGAAGCGTGCGGCTTTCCGTTCTATATAACTTCTGGTTACAGATCGCCTAGTCACAGCATCGAGTCGGCAAAAGAAAAGCCAGGGAAGCACGCACATGGCATAGCTGCTGACGTAAAAGTATCTGGCGGCGCTCAACGGCGGGACATTGTAAAGAAGGCCATGATTCTAGGTTTTGGCGGTGTCGGCGTGGCGAATGGTTTTGTCCATGTGGACATACGGGAAACAACCCCTGTTCTTTGGGTGTACTAATAGTACTAGCACTAATATAATTCAGAATCAAATAGGGTTACACAATGGCTTATTCTGACACTTTGAACTACGTCGTAGGGGATACGCTACCGGCGCTTGACCTTACACTTAGGGATAAAAATACAGCGGCATCAGGGCTTTCCCTAGACTCTGATAACCCAAATACTTGGGCACCCATCGACATCAGCGGTGCCACCGTTAAGCTACGCCTACGCGAGTTAGGTAGCACAACAATTGTTGATACGCGTACTTGCTCTATCGTAGGCAGTGGTTCTACAGGCCAATGCACAACTATTTTCGCTACGAACTCCTTTAGTACCGCAGGTACTTATGAGGGTGAGATTGAGATAACTCATTCCAGCGGCAACATACAGTCAGTCAACGATCTAATTAAATTCAAAGTCAGAGATTCGTTCGACTAATGGCTTCTAAGGTCATCATATCGACTACTGATCTGCGAGCGATAGGGTTCACAACCGACGTTCGCTCGTCGGTTACAAGCACGGATATGAAGGTCGAGATATTTGTTGACCCCGATCCAAAGAACCAATGGCTCTATGATCAGTTCACGTTTGCTGACAGCCCCGTTTCAGATTTCTCAAAGATTGCAGATACCGATTCGTTCTCTTTTGCTGACTCCAACCTGACGGATTTCTCAGCCCTCAAAACTGATTCCTTTGCGTTCAGCGATACACCTAGTGTCGTTATGCAATTTGATCGCAGTTTTACGGACGCGTTTGCTCTAGATGATTTCACAGCGGTTGATGCCATCGTTAAGGACATGGCTAACACCAAAACTAACGTATTCGGTTTCGGTGATGTCCAAGCGTTTGGTGTTGGCAAAGGATTAGCAGACGCATTTACTTTTGCTGACGCGGTTGATTCTTTTGGGATCGGGAAAGGGCTAACCGATACCCAATCCATGACAGAGTCGCTGGCTAGAACAGTTCAGTATTCGCGAGCGTTTACTGATGCTTTTGTCTTGGACGATGCGGCTACCGTAGACGCGTTGCAGAAAAACACTGGCGCGCTCAAGCAGAACATTTTCTCGATGGGCGACGTGTTTGGTAGGACGGTTGTATTCAATAGGCAGTTTACCGACAGCGTCACGCCTAGCGAAAACCATGCCGCGTCTTTCTCCAAGCCAGCTACTGACTCGTTTAGCGTCTCGGAGGTTCTAAGCCGAGCCGTCACATACAACAGAGCGTTCAGCGACTCTCAAGGTTTTGGTGACGCAGTGGACGATTACTTTATTGCTAAGGGCTTGTCTGACACCCAGACAATGACAGAAGCGCACGCTTCATCTACTTCATTAGGTAAGACCGACAGTTACTCGCTAGCAGATGCTCCTGCTCAATCGTTTGATAAAGCTGCGGCAGACTCACTCTCTCTGTCGGAGTCATTAGCAAGAACCGTTACTTTCAATAGAACATTTACCGATGCGTTTTCGCTGGACGATTCCGCAACTGTAAATGCTCTTATCAAAGATCATACAAACGTAAAGGCCAACGTATTTAGTTTCGCTGACAGCCAAGCGTTTGGTTTTAGCAAAGCTGCAACAGACACCTTTTCTTTTGCCGACGATGAAGACATCGAATTCGGCAAAGGACTCTCAGATTCAGTGTCGATGACTGAAAACTTCAGTTTCGCACTGTTTTCAAACGCGGCGATGAACGCCGCACAACTCAACTCAGCACCGTTCAATGAATAAATAGGAAGCAAGACTATGCAATTTGAAAGCAATATGGCGATGAAAGGTCGATTGACCATCGCTCTCAACGACGAGATCGTTCAAGAAGTAGACAACTTAGTTGTCACCTCAGGTAAAGGCTATGTAGCCAGCCGCATGAAAGATGCGACCGCTACTGCAATGTCACACATGGCTATTGGTCAGGGAACCGCATCCGCCGCCGCTGGGGATGCCGCTCTTGGTAATGAGCTTGATCGACGGGGGCTACAGTCCACGACCGTAAATAACGCAGACGTTGTTTATGTGGCTTCATTTACCGCCGGTCAGGGCACGGGAGCTGTCACTGAAGCAGCGATACTAAATGCCAGTAGCTCAGGAACCATGCTGTGTAGAACTGTGTTCGCAGTTGTGAACAAAGGTGCGAGCGACAGTATGACCATTACCTGGACTGTGACCGCATCATGAGCCTGCTGTTAGATCTGTTCAACGTCGCAACTGCAGCGGTGGCCCTAGCCTCCGCTGTCACCGCAATAACGCCAACCCCAAAGGACGATGCGCTGGTGAGCAAGGCTTACAAGCTGCTGGAATACTTTGCGTTAGTCGTTGGAAAAGCAAAGCAATAGGAATTTACAATGACTGTTAAGTTTACCAACAACGCCAGCACAACTGTCGGCACGGGCATCAATGCGTCAGCTACGTCTTTGACGGTAGCGTCTGCTTCCTCGTTTCCGTCTTTGTCAGGCGCTGATGACTACTGCTACTTAACTCTTCAAGGGGCGACAAGCACTGCCCGTGAAGTAGTTAAGGCAACGGCGTTGTCGGGTAGTACTTTCACGATTGTAAGAGCACAAGATAATACTTCCGCCGCCTCATGGTCGGCGGGGGATATTGTCGAGCTTAGGATGACGGCTGCATTACTCACGGATGTGATTGACGCAGCAACAGTAGAAGGGGTGAAGACTAATTTTCAGTACACCCCGACCGCTGGTCAGACAGTTTTTTCTGGGGCGGATAATGCCTCCAACACAATGATCATAAACCAAGCTGCTTTGGTCAGTGTGTACATGAACGGTGTGCGTCTCGTGCAAGGCACTGACTACAACGTATCTTCAGCCAACAACACGGTAACCCTGACTGCTGGCGCAACTACCGCAGACATCATAGATATAGAAGTCTTTGGTAACTTCACTGGGCAGAGTGGCGCTGCCGTTGCTATAACAGGTGGAGCGATAAGCGGAGCTTCTGTTGCGGCAACCACTCTCTCTGCAAGCAGCACAGCCACCCTCAACACATTTGTATCTAACAACATCACAGTAAGTGGTGGATCGATCAATAACGTCAATATAGGTGCCACCACTGCCGGTACTGGTCGGTTTAGTACTTTAACTACGACAGGAAAGGTAGGTCTTGGGTTATCAAATCCCTCAAGTTATTACTCTAAGAATCTAGTAGTTTCGGCAGACGGAGACAACACTGGCGGTATTACAATTGCCGCCCCCGCAACTGACGATACAACCTATCTAGCTTTTGCTGATGGTACGTCTGGAGCAGCGACTTACGCCGGTTATGTCGGTTATGCACACAACGGTGACGATCTATTTTTGGGCGCTGGCGGTGCGACCAGGGTAACGATTGACAGTTCGGGTGCCACCTTCAGCGGCAGCGTGACTGCTGCTGGTTTGACCAGCAGCACCAGCATTGAAACTACTGGATCAGCTTCAAAGTTTGTTTCTAACTCATCTAGCTCCGGCGACTACATACGCGTTTACGCTGGCAGCGGCACAGGTAAATGGGATATCTACGGTAACGGTGCAAACTTACGCATTAGCGATAATGAAAGTGCGGGGGCTGTTCATATAGATACGAGCGTGGGCATCGGAACAGCGCCCGCAACAAACTTTGATGTGATGGCAGCGGGTGCAAATCAGTGGTACATCCGAAACTCAGATGGCTCTGCGCAAAACAATGCAATTGTGTCACTTCGGACAGGCGGGTATTCAAACATAGCTTTAGATGGTGCGACGGTTGATTTGAAAATTGCTGGTTCGTCAAAGGTGCATTTAGACAGTAGTGGCAACGCCACATTCAGCGGCAACGTAAATGCTGGCGCAGGGCTTAAGCTGTATACAGATGGCAGTAATAATGCCGTTTTGTATGCGCTAGGTCAGAATAAATCAATGTTCTTTGCTGGTGATGATGCCGGTGTTGGAATTAATGCGCTGGTTTTAGACATGCAAAATGGCGGCAACGCCACATTCAGCGGCAGCGTGACTGCAAATGCTGGTAGGTTTGATAACCAAGCCAGTACCCCTGTCAGATTGCACATTAACAATAGCGGCACAAACGATTACGCCTCTATCTACGCTGATACAGCAAGCGCCTATAAGAATTTGGTT